ATTCGTTAGTTCGAATATCTCTTGTTTTAATTCGCCAATTTCGGTAACCATAGCCATAAACTTCTTTAAGTCTATCTCTACTTCGTTACGACTCATGTCACCTTGAAATCTATCTTGATCTGCCATTTTAATTCCTCATTTGTTTATCGGCTCTTGCCTTTTCGTCTTTTAAGTGTTTAAGTAATAAACTTACATAAACTTCCCTCTCCCAAGGTATCATATTTTCTAGTTCTGTTAAACTATAATTATGATGTTGCATCATCGCGAAATTTGTGTGCATGTAGTTATATAAACTTTCATGAGAGAGGGCTATCCGAAAAAATCTACTAAGCCTTTTAATTCTCTTTCATTACTACTACCACATTCAACACAAGTCCAATTTATTGTTTGACAATATTTTGGCATATCCATAAAGTAATTATTCAATTGTTCAAACTGATCAGTATTAAACTGATCTAAAAAATCTTCCAACTCCTTATTAGTAAAATCATCTCTAGTGTATACATCATCACCACTATAGACTTGTTCGATACAACCACATATCATGTTCATTACACTATCGGTTGTAGATTTAGTCGTTTCCGGCATTGTCTCTATACTTGGATATGTTAATTTTATTCCAATAGAATCAGTTAATTTAATTGTACTCTCAGGAATTACTCCTTCTACTGTCGATTTTCTCAAATCAATTTCAACATCAGTAGGTAGTTCACACTTGTTACATCCTAATCCTAGTTTAACTGTTTCACCAGAAGACTTTATTCTAATTTGAATAAATAAATATTCTACATCCATTATAGGTATTTGTTTTAGGTTTACTTCATCCGTGTTGAACACACAATTTGTTATCAAATCCACCATTGAACTTGATATCTCTTGTTGTTCTTCACTTTCTGAAGCGATTAAAAGAAGTTTTTGTTCTTTTACTAAAAATGGTCTATATTCCACTCTCTTTTTACTTACTGGTAACTCACAAATGTAACGAGTTGCCTCTAATACGGGTAAAGCCATAATTTATTCCTCAATATAATATATAATAGTATTTAGTTCGGTTATCCGAACAGTTTGTCTGATATTTTTTTATTAATTTTTCCAGTTATTTTTTTGGAAACTTTATTAAACAATCCACCCAACAGACCAGAGGGTGTATTTTCAAATGATGAAGACCATGATCTGAACACAAAATTAGTTGAAAATGTTTGAATTTCCTGTGACGCTGTCGAGTCAAAGGTTAGATCATTTATAACAGATGGAAAACATTGATGTAACTCAACCTCATATATCGGGAAACCATCAACACCCAGTTGTCTAATTTTAATTGAACCAAAATACTTATCTGGATACTGTAAGCTATAAGCATCATCGTATATAAAACTCTGCCATAGTTCTATCTTTTGTCTATCTTCGTAAGTATGATCTAACATGAAAGTCAAATCTACTGAACCACCATAGTCTATCATATCAGCATATGATGTCTTTGGCCCAGCACTAAGATATGAATTTGTAACAACGGCTATGGATTTTGCTGGTACAGAGACAGATGTACATCGAATACCTCTACTTCTAATACCAGCGGGCCCGAATAGTTCAACTTCGAATCTATCACTTCGACTCATATTATCCATATTAATCATGAATTTATTAATGTTCATTAGATTTTACTCCTACTTTCTTTCCAGACTGTATCTTTACCAACTTTTCTAAACGATTCTGTTGGTAAGAAGATCGCGATTTCCCAATCAGCTGGTTCTATCAATAATAATGGTGTTGTTATATTACTACTTAAGTAATGTTTTAAACATGGTTTAAAAAATCTCATCTTACTCGACTGTTTCAATATGTCGTAAGTCAACTTCATTTTTGTTGATCTATCATACTTCTTATTGTTTGTAACATCATACAACGCGTCTAAAAACTGGGCCCTTAACATAGGGTGTAAGTAATGTAAATTAAGTCCATAAAAACCACCTTTGGCTCTTTGAACAGGAATACATAATGGGAACCTATCATAATATGGTAATGTTTCTTTTGTCTTCGGGTTGTATGAGAAATTGTACATACTTCCGTAAACCTGTTGAGCTCGTGTGGGCCCATCACCAATCAAGGCGGCGCGGGAGACCTTTCTATTCTCTACATTGGCTTTAAACCAAGCCATTGAAGCTTTTGTTCGAGCGGTTATTCCAGCTCTAAACGCTTCTTGTTCAAGTTTGTCAAATAGTCTCCCGGCCATAATTATAAACTCTTAAAACTTATGAGTTAAATGTAAAGACACAGCATCACTAAACGCTACATCATCTTCTTTAACACCATCCATCACGAGTAATCCTAAAGTTAGACTATCAGTCAAAGACCAGTCTAATGAGAGTGTTTTAAATTCTCTACCATCCGTCCATTCACCCATTACTAAATTAACATCAGCCCATGAGATGAAAGGTAAACCAATGTTATACCATTCAAAGTCTTGAGTTCCGTTAACCCCTTCAGCTTTACCGTATGAGAAAGATTCATATCCAATTTGATATATTCTTTCTTCAAATTCCAATAGGTCAGAATTTTCTCCACTATAACGATATGCGATATATTCCGCGTTGAACCAGAAACCTGAATCGAATGATTTCTTTACGCCACCGTAAAAGTCAGATTCTAATTCTCTGTCACCGTCCAGATCGACACTCGCGTTCCAGTTTCCAACATAGAAACCTCCACCAAGGTCTTGTTCCAAACCAAAGTTCACGGCTAAGCCATGATCTGATTGTGTTTGACCACGCCACATATAGTCAGTACCGATTCCGACATGACCACTCATTGCCAATGTAGATGTACTTAAAAGTACACTAGTTATTAATACTAATATTTTGTTCATACAATTTCTCCTTTATATTTGTATTCATTATATAATTCATAATGTATAAGTGTATTTATGTCACTTAATAGATGTTTATGTCCTTTTCTGTTAGAATTCTCCATTTCCATTTACGATCTTTACAATATGACATAGCTTGAGTCCATTTAGCGTCATTAACCATATAGGTCTGTACTTCTTTGAGATATCTAGCTGAAGTTCGACCAGTCTTTGTAAGTTTCTTTTTGGGGTTAGGTGGAGTACATTGATTGAAAGGTTTTACTTCAATCAATTCTTCTACTATCATACCTTTAGCGTTTCTGTACTTCATATAGAAGTCTGGAAAGTATCTATGCACACGGTTGTCTACCGGCGACACATAGGGTATGATGATTTCTTCAGAACTCCATTTAAGTACAGCCGAATTGTTATCCAGATACATCATGAATCTTCGTTCTAATAATGAACGATAAATAATGTTAGTAGGATTACCGTTGTATTTATTTGGGTTCTTTGGTTTAAACTTTCCTTTATAAGACATAAATAACTATATAGTATATATTACAATCGAGAACAAAGAATTATGGCATTTAAAAAATCAAGAGGTACCTTATCGAACTATGTGGGTTCAATACAAGGAGATATAAACTCAATCACAAATAAGTTATCAAGTAAGTTTGGGAGTCTCGGTAACCTCTCTAATACATTCGACCAAAGAATCTCGGATGGACTTAGTGACTTACTTACAGGTGCTACAGGTATTCGTACATCTAATATACCAGCAATATCAAAACAAGTATTGGATATGAAAGGTACAAACAGAGAATCCCGAGCTAAGGTTCTTAATGATGCTATGTCTGGAAGAACATCAGCCAGTGGTACTCCACCAACAGGGAAAAAGTTACAATTTCCAACAGATTGGAGAACTGAAAACAATGATTCTGGTAATCTACAAAACTATATTCATTTTCGATGCTTACCACGGATAAACGGTGGGGTAGGAGAAGTTAATTATGATATCTTCTTATATGTACCCAATGAGATGAAAGATAATGTGTCGGTAGAATATGAAGAAGCTAATAGAGGCGTACCTGAATCAGTAGTTCAGAGATTGTTTGGTATGGGTGGAGGTTTAGTGGACTCAGAAGAAGCTAAGGGGTTATTAATTGATGCTGTTGACTCGGCAAATGTAGTTAAAGCCACTATTGGAAAAACAATTAATCCTATGAAATTTCAACTATTTAAAGGGGTTAACATGAGAACCTATTCTTATAGTTTTACATTATATCCTGAAACACAATCTGATTCAAGTGTTATTAGAGAGATCGCATATGCCTTTAAAAAATCAGCTTTGCCTGGACTGGGTGGTGGGAATAATAGACAATACACATTTCCAAATGAGTGGGCGATAAGATATCATGGGCCCATGAAGAATTGGATAGATTATCCTATGACATCTGTACTATCTAGTGTTGATGTTGATTACGCTGTTAATGGAACTCAAAGAATGATAGATGGAGCTCCACAAGCGGTTTCGATAACTTTATCATTTAATGAAGTGGTAACATTAGATAGAAACAAGTATGATAACCGAGTAGCTGCCCATACTAATAAAACAGGTAATGCCAGAGAAATATCTCAAGAAGGTGGTTCTGGTAATGATATTAGAGGTATGAACGAAGCTACAAATGCAGAAATTCAAGGAGCTGATGTGGATTGGGTAACTGACGACACCACATATGCTGGCCGTCAAAAGATAAAAAAACTACTAGAGCTTAATGCAATTGGCCCTAACGCAAACTCGTCA